TGTTCCGTGAAAATTCAAATAAATTCTATCTTCCGAGATTTTATGGAATTCATCGCTATGGTTTGCCACCACGATCGGAAATAGCGCAAGGTGAGGATATTAACGTACCATTTCCGAAACCTTTGCGCGATTATCAAGATAAAATTATTGACATTTATACAAAATATGTAACCACACCTATATGCAGCGGGTCAGAACGCGTCGGCTCCGGAGGCATACTCGAAGTTCCGTGTGGACGAGGAAAATGCACCGGTTTAAACACACCAATATTGATGTATGATGGTACTATCAAGATGGTTCAAGACGTAAAAGTTGGCGATGTAATCATGGGAGATGATTCTACTCCAAGAAATGTATTAACTCTGGCACGTGGAAGAGAGATGATGTACAAAGTGATACCAATAAAGGGTGACCCGTATATAGTAAATGAAAGTCATATATTATCATTGAAATACAGTTCTGCCGTGAATAAACATACACCAAAAGGAACGGTTATTGATATACCAGTATTAGACTATTTAAATTTACCCAAATCATATCACGGAAGAGGTGGCGTTCTCGTCGGGTATCGTGTGCCGATTGTGTTTCCAAAACAACATGTTGATATTGAACCATATGCACTTGGATATTGGTTAGGTGATGGACATTCGTCTGGTACTGGTTTTACAACAGAAGAAATCGAAGTAGTTGAATATTTTAGAAGCTATGTTGAGAGTTTAAGTTGTGATATTAGACAAGGCAAAGATTCCACTACTATATTAAATATTACTACAAGGAATTCGTTACATTATGCAATCACTGGCAAACTAATTGAAAATAAACGAACTCCAAATACATTTCTGGAAATGTGTAGAAAGAATAACCTAGTTAATAATAAACACATTCCTCACAATTATAAATGCAATGACCGTAAAACGCAATTAGAACTGCTGGCTGGTTTAATTGACTCTGACGGGTATTATCACCATAATTGTTACGACATAATACAAAAGAATGAAACATTATTAGATGATATATTATTTGTTGCGCGTTCGCTCGGGTTTGCAGCATATAAAACAGTATGTAAGAAGTCGTGTATGTATAAAGGAGAAAAACGTGAAGGCACATATTACAAAGCGAGTATTTCGGGACAAGGTCTGGAAGAGATTCCAACAAAGTGTCCAAGAAAAAAAGCCCAGCCAAGAAAACAAATCAAGGACGCATTAAATACAAGGATACGTTTAGAAAAATTAGATGTAGATGATTACTATGGGTTTGAAATAGATGGAAATCGGAGGTTTGTATTAGGTGATTTTACAGTTACACATAATACAGTGATGGCATTAAAAATCATATCAAACATAAAAAAGAAGACACTGATAATAGTCCATAAAGAATTCTTAATGAACCAGTGGATAGAACGTATAGCCGAGTTCTTACCAGGGGCAATGGTAGGTAAGATACAAGGTCAGGTATTTGATATAGAGGGTAAAGATATTGTAATCGGAATGGTGCAGACGTTATATGATAAGGAGTTTGACGGCGATGCATTCTCCAAATTTGGTCTAACGATAATAGACGAAGTTCATCGAATTGGCAGCGAACAGTTTTCACGAACATTGTTTAAAACAATAACCCCGTATATGCTTGGCATTTCAGCCACCGTAGAACGAAAGGATAAATTAACAAAGGTGCTATATATGTTTATCGGTGACAAGATTTATAGTGAGGAGCGCAAAAGTGACGACCTTGTATCGGTACGTGCAATTCACTATGTCGCAAACGACACTGAGTTTAATGAGGTCGAACGAGACTTTCGCGGCAATCCAAAGTATAGTACAATGATAAGCAAATTATGTAGTTATGGTCCACGTAGCGATTTTATTATAAAGGTAGTCGGCGATTTATTAAAAGAGGATTGCGAGAAGCAGATAATGATCTTATGTCATAACCGATCATTATTGACATATCTGTATGAAGGGATTTCACATAGGGATTTAGCGAGTGTTGGTTATTATGTCGGCGGAATGAAGCAAACAAATTTACAAGAAACCGAAGAGAAACAAATCGTTCTGGCAACTTATGCGATGGCTGCCGAAGCATTAGATATTAAAACATTATCAACACTAATTATGGTAACCCCTAAAACCGACATTATACAATCCGTTGGGCGAATTTTACGAGTAAAACACGAAAATCCGATCGTAGTGGATATAGTAGATAAACACGAGATATTTCAAAATCAATGGGCACAACGCCGACGTTTTTATAAAAAATGCAATTATCGAATTCGTCAAATCGATTCTTTGAATTATAAGGGCATGGAATTAGATTGGAAAAATGATCAAACTTGGAAACGGGTATATGAGCCGAAGAGCAGTACTAGTTGTAATATAGCAGCAATAGCGGATGAACAGCTCGAATCTGACGAAGATGAAACGGATAAGGCGTCTTATTTGGCTCCTATTAAGGGGACAGATAAGGGTAAATGTTTAATAGATATTAATATGGACGAATTCGAATAATTACTTTATTTCTTGCTTCTGTGTTTCTTGCTTCTGTGTTTTTTGCCGCCGTGTTTCTTGCTTCTATTTTTTTTACTAGCAGACTTTCTATGCTTTGCGCGTCTAGACTTTTTAGAGGATTTGTGTCTTCTGCCGCCGGTCATACTTTCATCGGCGGTTTCAGTCGGTTGCACCGGATTTGCTTGCACAGGTGGCATTTCGGCGCTTTTCATACCATTGAGTACTTCACCGCTAGATGTCGCGGTAGGAATTTCAGTCGGCAAAACCGAATCGGATTTAAAATCGCTAAATGTAGAACCGTTTCCAGACATTATATAATATAGTTCTATTATATAAAATTCAAAACTTTTATATTATGGAAAGCCAACCAAATGTGAAAGTATTTCAACCGGTCTGTCACAAAGGCGGAAGCCACATTAATAAGCTATTAAATATAAATGCAAATAAAGATAATATATTTAGTTTTGACGAATATCGAAATGCAATTGAAAATGAACGCGTAAGACGGCAAACCATACTTAAATCGAATAATGAGGAGATATTAAAGCGTCGCGAACAGAAACAGCTTAATACTCTAAATGATCCGAATGTGTTGGAAAAAAATCAGCAATTAAGCAATCGTGTCATGATCGAACGTATGAAACAAAATATCTCTAAAAATATACGTAATCACCATAATGAAATATTTGAAAAGAATAATGATGCAAGACAAACCAATCGCGAACTTGTCCGAATTGATAAATTGAATGATCCAAAAGTGATTGAAAATATCCAACAATTAAGCAACCGTGTCATGACCGAACGTATGAAACAAAGTATCTCTACGAATATATGCAAAAATCATAATGATATATTTGAAGCACAACAATACGTAAAACGGCACAACTTACCCGGAGATAAACCTAAGGATGATAATTGGAATATTAATAATATTACGTTTGAAACATCTGAAAACGGGTCACAAATTACACGTGTTGTCATAAGAAAAAAAAGAGGGGATAAGCAAAACGAAATTATTGTTCCGAAATTATAATTGCGATATGTGAACAATTTTTGTTCGCCGGTCCATTACTCGCATTGGTGTCCATTTTTTAAACTTTCGGTCAAATACACATTCTAACAAGATTGTTTTATTCATATCAACATATTTATCTTCTTCCATATTTTGGAAATCGTCCTCATCATCACTTTCTTCAATATAATCTAAGTTCGAGTTTTCACGTATTTTTCTAAACAATCCATTTAAAAAAACGCTAGTTGCATAATTAGGCACATTTGCAACATTATAGTAAACGCGTTGATTATTTTTGCCACACGCGAATAGGTGATAAATATCAAATTGTATATCCGCGGTTACGCTAAAAACGGTTGCATATCTATATTGTGGTTTTGTATATGAAATTTTAATCGGAATAAGATCAAACACCGGTTTCTGTACAATAACCGGTTGCACGGGTAGCGATACAACATTACCCTTTCGTGATATAAATACATTTATAAATGGCATTTTGTCTGACGAAGATCTGTATTGAATATGACGAACATTGTATGGCAAATTATCACCTAAGTTATCAGGCATGACGGATGGATAGGTAATATCGTTTTCCGTTAATCTAACTTGCCAAATAACCGGCAAATATATTTGAATAAGATTTGGTTTAATCTGGTTGAATTGCTTAAATAGTTTATATAATAAACACAGCTTATCCAATTGTCGTGCAGTGTCTAGTGAAACGCCCCTATATTGTAAAATGTCTTCAATTAAAAACGCGTTCTTATCTTCTTCATTAAGTATTGTTCCATATAATAAAGTGCCGACTGACAAACTTTTGTCAAAATCTAACTCAATCTTATTGCCACGTACAATCTTCTTTTCACGATTTATTTCAAATAAGTAAGACACATCGTGGTATCTATCAAATGTGAACCACATATAGCCTTTCTTGCCGTGCGGTATAGCCACGCCAATATCATAATTATTATAAACTTTCGTATGTGAAATCGTTTCATATGAAAGTTCTGCCTTTGGGAAACGTGCTAACGCGTATTTGATTTGTGGTGAGAGCTGCTCCATTATTTATATATAGGTAGATGGCTCTATATTTTTTAATTTATTATATTATGTAAAGTATTATACTACCTCACGTGTTAAACCCAACTTTTGTAAAACTAAGTCAGTAAGATATGTATCATCGGTTCCCCAAGCCGCATACTCTGCGCCCTCAATTTTAACATACTCGTGCTTGACTGGACTGTCATTTGCATTGTAAAACGTAACCTGAATAGTAACGTATGAATTTAATACCAATTTCAACACTGAAAACTTAATTGTTGTAGCAATTACCGGTTCCAAGGCAACATCTGTGATATTCACTGAAATTTGATTATCCATTATATACGATGTATATATTATTTCTATATTATTCTTATATTATATTGTATTGTATATTATATTGTATATTTGCTAAATGTACGATATAAAATTTAATGCCAAAACCGATTGTACGGGTGACAAGCATAACCACTACTTATAGAATAGTATTAGTCGTGTCAACTCGTGATTTGTGTATTTGATGATTTACCCGCACATCGTGCATTTATTCTGCAACACTGTATATTTGAGTCTGATTATTCATAAAAATTCGCAGTTCATCATTCATCTGTTTTTTATCTTCATCCGATTCAAATAATATTTCAGGCGCGCGATTTACGAATGCTTGGTCATTTGGATTTTGCAATTCTCCAAGTAGATCCTTATATTTTTTCAGTTGCGAATTTACTAAATCTTTCGTTTTTGGTTTCGTATATGTATCTGCGATTGTATCCCATCCATATTGAACACCATAAATAATAAGAATAAACATAATAATTTTCAAACTAAAATAAATAAGATCGATAATAAACATTCACTTTTATATATACCAATCAACAGATTGAAATTTATATTCTTGAACGTGAAGTCCAAAATAATGTAGTTAATAAACAATATAAACAAATTTCATCGGATTATCTAAAATAATAGATATGACTTCATTTCTAATTGTACAAAAAGATGGTAATATTAAGGAAACTGTCGTAAAAAATATGAAAGAAGACGAATTTTATAAAAAGGCTGGCTTTCGTTCGGCAGATGGGTTTAAGCTCCACACATCTTGGACAGTTGATAATGTAAATAATAAAACATACGCAATACAAGTATATGGCAAGACTGACGGCAAAGCAAATCAAGAAAATAAATATGAATTTCCGCCTCCGATTGACAACACATTGTTTTTTGGTAATTGTTTAATCATAAATAAGAATGGAGAACATATGGAGAACTTAACAATATCAGAATGGGACGCTATATATGATAAGTTGTATGGAGGGTTTGAAGATTTGAATAGTAATGACGAAAGTGAAAGCGACGATGAAGATGATGATGTTCCAAGAACAAAAAGTGGTTATGTCAAAGACGGTTTTGTTGTGGATGATGACGACGCAGATGACGAGGAGGAGGAGGAAGATGAAGAGGAAGATGATGAGGAAGATTATGATGACGACGAAGATATAGTAAAGCCAAAAAGAAAAGTTGGGAAGCGAATTAAGAGACCAATTAAGAAAGTAACCAAAAAATATGCAAAGACAATTCAGGCAACCGTTTTTAAAACTCCCGAACCACCCATAGAAAATACATTGGATTGCACACACGAGCTTTGTGAGGAAGATTATATCGAAGAATAACTCACCTTTGAAAATATTGAATTTATCTATACATAAAAAATTGAATTAAACATTTGATATTAATTCAATTTATCTAATCGACATTATGGTCATCATTACCAATGCTGAAACGTTTCGCAAGAATATTTGTGATAAATTTACAAATATAATTGGCAATAATGTTACTGCAATTAATCTAGAAAAAGGAGTATTTAATTACTCGTTAAAAGAAGCTACTAGTAGGAAACTGATAAAAAAATGGGAGAACCCAGAGTTTGTCCAAGTATACTTGGACAGATTGCGAACAATATATATTAATCTAAAAAATAATGATATTCTAGAATTATTGCAAAGCAAAGAGCTTCTGCCACAATCATTTGCATCAATGACACATCAAGAGATGAATCCAAAACGCTGGCACGAATTATTAGAACAAAAAATGAAACGTGATGCAAATAAGTTTACTACTAATATTCAAGCATCAACGGACATGTTTACTTGCAAGAAATGTAAATCTAAACGATGCACTTATTATGAATTACAGACGAGAAGTGCAGATGAACCTGCTACTATATTTGTAACTTGTTTAGACTGCGGTAAAAATTGGAAATCATAAAAGAAGTAATGTATCGTTCTCCTCCGTTACCGCCATCCATAAATATAACAAAATGTTTAACCCGATATATGCATAAACCAATGACGCTAACGTATCTAAACCGTTATTTATATATATTATACTATCTAAGTCAACATTTATAGGTAAGTGATGAATAAACATAGTGCACTCATCGTTGATCTGTTCAGCAAACATTGTTTTTTTTATAACTTTGTCACGAGAACTTGAATTATAAGTAGTAATTAAGTTAATATTAGATCTGCATAATGGGCACAATAACTCGTCAGACATATTATTTTGTGTATTGCGTATATGATTTAACATACAGTTATCACAATAATAATGGTTACAATTGGTAGAGACGAGGTATTGTGGCTCTATAATTTCTAAACACAATGGACATTTATCTTCAAATACATCCTCACGCTCATCTAGTTTGATTAATACATCATAATCTTTATTTGCTGGATGTTTATTATATAATTTGTACCGAATTGCATCAAGTGTCATTATTTCAGTAGATTCATCTAATAGTGTATATTGGTATACTTTATCTGCAAAATAATCAAGTTCGTTTAAGTTCATATTATCAATTAAATATGCGTGTCTATTAGTGTTTAATAGATATATGTCCAATAAACTTGATATAATATTCTCAATTGGTATCTTGCTTATATTAGGTACGTGAAGTTTATAACCAAGGACTTTTAATTCTGCTAGGTTCAATCTTCTCAGGTTATGCATTAAAAACTCCGAGTTCATTTCCACTGCCTTGTCAATCGCAGCGATTTCTTCCATCTCTTCGTGCAATAAGAGAATTGAATGGTCTTTGCATCGGTTTATATGGTGACCTTCTCCTATACAATAAGTACAATGTATTATTCTTGGTTGCGATGACATTAAAAAATATATAAACAACTTTTTATATTTTTATGCGCGAAATACTATAATAATATTTTAGACCAATATTTCCAACTCACTCAATTTCCAATATTCACACCCGCCATTTGGCAAAGGTCGTTTCACTATAAATGGTAGCTTCTTTTCCTCTAATTCTTTTAATGCAATTAGATAGCCATCAATTATAGTTTCATCTACTTTGACGAAAGGCTTTGCCCCAGAATTAATTTGTTTTGCGCGTTCTCCTAATGCACGAGCCTTTTCATATCTAGTTAGAATTGGAATCGTTTTATGTAGTGGATCAATTGGTGTCCCGTTTCCGTCTCGTACTATAACACACATATTTGCAATCTCATCACTATTGTGTGACTGCAATTCTGGATGGAAATCGGAGATAATATTTTTTCTGGTGGTTTGATCAAACTTATGCAGATAATCTTCATACATCTCTTCGTCATCATCATCTGATTCTTCAAAATTCATTGTATCATTTGTCGCTTGTAGGCGACGCAAGACATCTTGTTCATTTGTTTCACTTGCATCGTCGTCCTCATTTCCGTCTCCTGCATCTTCGTCTATTTCATCATCATATTCATCATCGTCTTCCTCCTCATCCAAATCATCATCTATGTTTAGCTTACGGAGTGGCTTATTATTCAAGTCCACTGACCCTTCCTCGTCAATTTCCTCGTCAGCAAGATTGTATTCGTCATCATCCATTGTATAAAGTATTATTATATAAAGAGATAAAGTAGTTTTTCTAAATCGTTATTGTCAATAGTTTGTTTCAATTTTTTAGATTTACATAAAAAATATCTTCTTACTATTCCTAATATAATTCAACTTCACATTTTACTGTTTATTGTCTATTATCAGTCTTCCATGTAATATCACAGTCTACGCATAAATATAAATACTTCAAATTATCTTTGTCATATCTCATATAAATAACGCCATTTTCTGTTTTACATTCTTTGTTTGGGCACTGCACATTATATAAACGAGGCAACGTGGGGTCAAGTTTTGTATATTCATTTACCAAATGTGTGTGATCTTGTTCGCCGGTTTTTAACTGCGTATTTAATAGACATAATCCCTCTTCGGTGAGTGTTTCATCTACGTAATTACAATTCCGACAGTAATAAATTAATGCATTTGTATTCTCTGGGTTAATCCCAATATAATACATATTGTCGCATTTAACACAGAACTTCATATTATATCTTTAAGCTATATTATTATCTTTGGTTATCTACTTTATTCAATTTTTTGATAATCATAAGCATGTGCATATAACACAATTATTGCCCTAAATTATTGTCTTTTCGAATGTAGAAAGATAGATTACATTGCAACAAAAGTATATTTATATTGATCTTGAAAAATTGAACCCATAATGGATTATAAAAAAATTAACAAATAACTACTCTAAATACGGTTGCCGTAAGGAATATATATAATTCAATACTAAATATTGAATTATTCAAAGGTAATAAAAATGTCTCGTCTATATAACCTAAGTCCGATGGAAAATTCCGTCCCTCTTGTTGCTAGTAATAAACAAGTACAAACGGTTGTTACCAAATATGCAGGGTTTACTGATTTTATGATGAAACATCTTATAAAAAAAGGTGATCCTGCGAATAAGCCTATTACCAATACTCGTATTGGAGACAAAGACTCCCAAATATATGGTGGGTCTTACTCCATTCCAGATAACGAATATCCGGCGTTCTTACAATTATATGCAAAAGATATATTAAATACAAATAAAAAGGAATACTTAACGGAACGTCAACTAGATAGCGATGGACCAATTTTAATTGACATTGATTTACGTCACGACTATGATACGGATGAACGTCAATACACAAAAGATCATCTGGAAGATATGATACACATATATTTAGAGGAGTTGAAGGAAATCTTTCAATATGACGAAAACAGTAAGTTTAAAATTTTCGTCCTGGAAAAACCAAGTGTGAATCGTGTTAAGGATAAAAAATGCACGAAGGACGGGATTCACATTATCATTGGATTAAAGGCGGACCGCGTAGTTCAGTCCATTCTACGAGAGAAAGTAATGCCTCAGGTAGCTGAAGCGTGGAGCGACTTACCGATTATAAATAGTTGGGAAGACGTATTTGACAAGGGCATTACGGATGGCACAGTTGGTTGGCAATTATATGGTTCAAGAAAACCCAATCACGATCGTTATAAATTAACCATTGTATACGAGGTGACGTTTGATACAACCGATGGAGAATTTATGCGCAATGAAATTCCATTGACAAAATTCGATGTGGTTGCAAATATAAATGAACTTTCTGTCCGTAATCCAGACAATTTATCCTTATTTATGAAAAGTGGTTTTATTACTAAATATGACGATTACAAACGCAATCATCGTATTGGTGGAAATGGCACAGCGAATGTTCGTTCGATTTCTAACACAAACCTCCAACAATTCGATATGTTTGCAGCTGGAAATAACGCTGCGCTATCTGGTATAAAAAATCAAGATGAACTCGATTCGGCAGTTAAACAATTTATTGATTCAATTAGTATTGCTAACTATGAATTAAAAGACGCCTACTACTACACGATGACTCTTCCTATCAGTTATTATGGCGAAGGTTCTTATACAAAATGGATAAAGGTTGGATGGTCTTTGAAAAATACCAGCGACAAACTACTCATCGTATGGCTTGCATTCAGTGCTCAATCGCCGACATTCCATTTTAGTTCTATACCTGACTTATGCGAACAATGGCGTAAATTTGAAGTTAGAACACAAAATGGCGTCACCAAATTATCACTAATGCATTGGTCTAAAACAGATGCACCTGATGCATTTGAGCGTGTTCGATTGAATTCACTCGATTATTTCGTAGATGAAACATTGAAAGTCGGCGGAAAGCCCGGACAACGCGACATAAGTGGTCCAGGTGATTTTGATTTGGCGCGCGTGTTACATCAGATGTTTAAACACGAATTTGTCTGTACTAGCGTTGCTGGAAAAAAATGGTTACATTATAAAAACCATCGGTGGCAAGAAAACGATACGGGAACTACGCTGCGTCACTCTGTGTCGACTGCTCTTCGAGATGTCTATCGTGCAAAATCAATCAGTTGTATGCGACCAGGAGAAGGAGAAGATTATAATTTAAATGGCGCGCAAGCTGAACCAGTTGCAGAACAAGACGATATTAACAAGATCCTTTCACATCGAATTCTATGTATTTGTCAGCGTTCTGCAAAGACAAATGATAAGAATAATATTATGCGTGAGGCAATGGAGTTATTTTATGATGGATCATTTATTAATAAACTCGATTCTAACCCATATTTATTATGTTGTAAAAACGGCGTGTTTGACTTCAAAGAGAAGATTTTCAGAAATGGATATCCAGAAGATTATATTTCGATGTCTACCAATATCGACTATATCAAATTGAACCCAGCAAAACATCAGACTATCATCGATGAAATCAATGATTTTATGGACAAGCTTTTCCCTGAACCAGAACTATGTCAATATATGTGGGATCATTTATCATCGACTCTCCTTGGCACATCCACCAACCAAACATTTAATATGTATATTGGTGGTGGTCAGAACGGCAAGTCAGTGTTAGTAAATCTAATGGAAATTATTCTAGGTGAATACAAGGGGGACGTTCCATTAACCTTAGTTACTGATAGACGCGGTAAGGTTGGCGGTCTTGCACCAGAAATTGTTCAATTAAAAGGAAAACGATATGCAGTCATGCAAGAACCATCCAAAGGTGACCGTATTAATGAAGGTATTATGAAACAACTTACCAGTGGAAAGGATCCGATTCAAGGACGTGCTCCATATATGCCACAAACAATTTCATTTGTCCCTCAATTTAAATTAGTCGTAACGTGTAATGTATTGATGGAAATTAAAAGCAATGATCACGGCACTTGGCGTCGTATTCGTGCTGTTCCTTTCAAATCTCTATTTACGGATAATCCGGTAGATGACGATCCGGAAAAACCTTATCAATATAAATTAGATAAGTCGATTGATGAAAAGTTTGATAGTTGGAAAGAAATATTCTTATCAATGTTAATTGACCGAGCTTGCAAAACGAATGGCATTGTAAATGATTGCAATATTGTATTGGAGAAGAGTAATGAATACAGAAAAAGCCAAGATTATCTGTCAGAATTTACAAACGATTGTGTTCTACGCGATAAGTCGGGTTCTATTCAGAAAAATGAACTCAACAATGAATTTAATCGCTGGTATGAGACGAATTATGGCGGACGGGGACCCAGCCCAAAAGATCTACACGAATATATGGACCGCATTTATGGCAAAAGTCGGAATGCACGTTGGATTGGGGTAAAAATTAAGTATCAGGAACAAGATGATGATGATGCCGCCGCAGAAGACGACGTGTTAGACGAGTATCAAGATGATATTGATCCAAATCAACTATAAAAAATTTGTTTCAAATATAATTTACAACATAAAATTATATTTTTTTATTCATTCGAGTAAGGAATACCTTTTAATAATGCCCATAAAAATGCAAACGTTCTATATATATACATCTCGACATTTAAAATATAGTATGGATAGAATGCGATCAATGCTATTATGAAAATGAACGCATATTTATTTGTTATATATTGCTTTGAATATATTAAATAAATACATATGATTGCCGCTATATAATATACATACAATAATCCCTTGTGTAGTATTTCATATGAAGATGTATTATTTGCTTCGGTTGTAGTTTTTTTATCGTATGTAGTTAAGTCGGTTTTAAGATTACGTATTGTATTATATAACGTTTTGTTTTGTCGCTGCATATCACTATAATATGTATTATTCATCTCGATATTTTGTATCATCTTTGCATTGCTAGTATTACTTAGGTCGATGCCAGTTGTTATTTCAGTTCGATGGTCTTCATCACTGGCATTTAATATGACTTGAAGTCGGTCGCGTTCACGTATTAGTTCATCACGTTCCGCCACTAGTATAGGTATTTTGGCTTCTTCCACTCGTATTAAACGTTTTAATTCATCTAACCTACTTCGCCACTCCTCTTTTGTGTTATATGCATTGTTCTTGCTAACCGTTTCAACTGACAATTGTTCTTTCAATGAATCGATTCTTAGATTTACAGTATAAATGGCTCCATTTGTTTGCTCTATTTTGTATTTCAAATTATCTATTTGTTTTCCCTGACTGTCAAATGTTGATATATTCACACGTTTTGTCATATTATTTCCCTATATATATCTTATAATATATAATTGATATGAATGGGAATAATAATAGTAATGTTGCGGCAGCTAACTTTATAAATACATTCAGATTGCCTTTTATTTTGTATAGCATAAATGCAAAAATAAACCATAGTATAAAATAGATAATTAATAGAACAAAATTTAACCAGCTAAAATATGATGACTGTTCGTTTTTATACATAACTTTTGATACATCGGCTGTATGATTATTTCGTGTGGCAGTTATAGTTTTAAGTAAAGAGTTATTTGTTCGGTTCATACCATAATAGACATCTTTATTTCGGTCTTTGGTATTACTATATATAGAATCAATCCGTTCTTTCGTAGTCTTATTTGTTAAAATCGCCCCCAAATAATCTGATTTTGTTTCTCTAATTGCTGTATAATTGTTGTCAATATTTATGTTTTCTTGTCGGATTTGCGCCTTTAAATTTGATACTTCACCCTCTTTATTTTTTAAATCTGCCCGTTTAATCGGATCATCCTCTTTGTAACCGGCAGTTAATCGATTATATCTATCTTTATCATTTACTGTATTGTTAACTCTATTTTGCAAAACTGCTGATTCCCCCTTCTTTTTACCTAGGTTGTCAACTCTTCCATCTAACACCCGTTCATAATGATGTATTGTGCTAATTCTATCCGGGTAAGTTCTAAAAAATTGGGTAACTCGGGTAACGCTTCTCTGTATGGCTCTTCGTAATCTTCGGAACCATCCGAATACCATAATGTATGTATTCTTTATATATACATTATATTTTATTGTCTTGGCATTGCATATTAGTTACACTCGTCCGTAACTATCATACTCGCTTGGCGAATGAACCAGTCCATTCTTACTCATTGTTGTAAACGAACTAACTCCTGCATCGGCTCCGAGCAACTGTCCGTTTGCGGCGTCTTCATCCACCGGAAGAACACATTTGGATTGCTCTTTGTCCCATACAGTTTGTTCGCTGCAACAATCTGAACCGGTGCATCCTAATGGATTAATTGTTCCTAACAAATCGCCTTTCTTGTATGCTTTTAATCGGGCAGCCTTTTCTTCTTCTGGTGAGAGAACCTTTGGTCCACCTAAATCTAGCTCATTATAATTTATTTTACTTCGACCAGATATTTCTGAATATATAGATAAACTATACACTACACCTATCAATAGTACTATTAGTATTAATAACGTAATAAGTATAGAAGGTAACACCGGGTAACGTCTTCCAAGTAAAACCAAAAAGATACATATAGCCAATGTAATTACCATCGTTACTTTAATTCTGGTAATTCGATTTTGTCTTAATCGATAACTATCGTTTAAAGCGATCGCACGATGTTTGCCAATCAACGCATTGTCTATACTTTGTTTTTTTTGCAATAGACGGTTTTTTTCGTAATTAATTATTTCAGATGTTTCTTGCTGTTTATCTAAAACCTCCATACTAGAAATACTTGCTTCACTAAAATTGTTATATAAATTCGTTAGCGCTCCTTGCAATCTTGACACTTTACCATTTAAGTCACTCGGATCAGCAGTATTCAAATTTGATTCACTAGCTAATCCAGCAAGATAATTCCTCTGAATATCAAATAATCCGGTTAAATCAGTTGGACTCACAGTTGGACTCACAGTTGGACTCACGTGTTGTGGCATTATATATATTATAAAAATATATTATAAAAATATTTTATAATATATTTGCAATACAAGATTATCGATTAATTAATTGCGCGCCAAAAATATACCCGCAATTATTAATGTCATTGCAGTCACTGTTCCAAGTGAATATATGGTATTTGTTTGTGATATCATTTCATCTATATCATCTAATCGAACATCTATTGCCTTTTTCATTGGAGGACCCATATCATAATTTGTGTCTAAATATCCAGAATCATTATCGGCGATTAATTTATCTCTAAGACCTGTTTGATTGGAGTTTTTGATCGCATTTATATTTGTATCTATGCGATTGTATTCTTTACTTATATTTTGCAAGAGTCTATCATAATCTTCTGCAATTTTTTTCATAGGGGTAATTTGTTTATCTCGTATCGCATCCGCTAGACCAGTATCAGTTATAATTGTTCCATCTTCGCGGTTTACGTCATCGGTTGATACATATCCGTGATTCTCAAACGGTTCTATCTTTTTACTATTCTTTCCGTTAAATAATTTGTTCTGCCGATTCAATGGGATTGTATATGAATCTTGCATTATTGCCCCCGATCCCAACTCGTACAACGCGGGTGAAACCTCATATGCAGAATAGCTCTG